AGATGTGTATAAGAGACAGAATCTTTACCGCTTTAAAGTGTTAAAGCGCGCCGAAATTTCCCCCAAAATCGCCGTGAATTTTGTGCACAATGCCGAACGTGCCAAATCGGCCCCGGTGCTTCACTGTAGTAAAGCAAGCTGTTAATAACAAGAAAAGGACTTCCTTTTTGGAAGTCCTTTCTTTGTGTTATGCAAATTCCACGTTGTTTTTTGTCCAACTGTACCCAAAATAAATTTTATTCATAAACTCAAAATAGTAAATCCCCGGTTTGGTAATAGTAAAGGAAGAATCAAATTTAATGTGAAGTCGGGGGTTGTTGGATATATTGAGGATGTCGGCATTTGTAACGGTTTTTGTTTCAACAATATTTCCTGCTGCATCATGAATACGGATAGATGTAGGGAAATTATAGTTAGGTGTCCAACACTGGTCGAAACGCGCGATAATATCAGGGACGAAAACAGGAATATCTGTATCATCAATCTTAGTGATGCCGGCAGCATAATAAGCGGGGTAAATGTTGAAACCGTAGAAACTTCCACCGGGGACAACACTGCCTTCAGGATAAAGGTCGTTCAGAAAAGCCAGATAGCCGGCATCCGTCACCGCCTGCGCAATGGTCTTGCCGGGGTGCTGTGCATCCCAGTCACCAATGCTGGCGTTTGCCTTATCGGCAGCAGTCTGTGCGGCAGTGATTTTAGTATCCTGTGCCGCCTGTCCCTGATTGTAGGTTGTTTCAGTGACGAACCCCCCCACGTCAGGGATTGCGCTGCTCACATCCGTCACCGCCTGTGCAATTGTCTTGCCGGGATGCTGTGCATCCCAGTCACCAATGCTGGCGTTTGCCTTATCGGCAGCAGCCCGTGCATCGGTGATTCTAGTATCCTGCGCGGCCTGCCCTTCCGTGTAAGTGGACGTGGTAACGTATCCGCTCAGGTCTGGCCCGGGTGCTCCTTCAAGGGCCGCGATTCGTGCATTCTGGCTTGTGGCGTTCTGGCTGATAGTCTTGCCCGGGTGTTCTGAGTCCCAGTCGCCAATGCTGGTATTTGCCTTGTTGGCGGCAGTCTGGACGGCGGTGATTTTGGTATCCTGCGCCGCCTGTCCCTGATTGTAGGTCGTTTCAGTGACGAACCCGCTCACATCAGGGATTGCGCCATTCAGGCGGGTGACTTCCTGTGCAATGGTCTTGCCGGGGTGCTCTGCGTTCCAGTCGCCGATCACTGCGGCGTTCGCGTCAGCTTTGGCAGCATTCGCGGCGGTTTCGTTTTCAAGGCTGGTTGCGCACTGGCTGATAGTCTGGTTCGGGTGGTCGGTTTCCCAGTCCCCGATATTGGTATTCGCCTTATCGGCTGCGGCCTGTGCCGCGTTGATTTTGGTATCCTGTGCCGCCTGTTCTGCCGTGTAGGTCGTGGCATCAACTTTGTGGTTTGCGATGTCTCGCACCTCTTCCACGTCTGCCGCGATAGTATCGCAACGACCATTCAGGGCAGTATCAGCGATAGCGCGTGCAAGCTCTTCCTTCTGCACTTCCTGCGCAATGGTCGTGTCGGGGAAAACGTCGTCCCAGTCAGATGCATTGCTTTCAAGGCTGGTCAGGCGGGCAGCGTGCTTTGCGATTTCTGCCGCATTGTCAGAAATGTTTTTCGCGTTTTTGCTGATATTGGTGTTCTGAATGGCCTGTTCAGCTTTCAGGGCATCAATGTCAGTCTTGTTGGCGGTGATACGGTCACTCAGCGCGGTATCTGCTGCCTTATAAGCCGCGTCAAGCTCAGAAATAGCCTGCTTGCGGTCGGTGGTCTCCTGCGCGATGGCAGCAGCGTTTGCGGCATCCCCGGCTTCACGTGCCTGTGCTTCGTCAGCGTCTGCCGCCTTATAAGCCGCGTCAAGCTCAGAAATAGCCTGCTTGCGGTCGGTGGTCTCTTTGGCGATAGCAGCGGCGTTTGCCTGCTCTGCCGCCTTTGCGCGGTCGATTTCGGCGTTCAGACTGTTGGTCAGGTCGGTAACATGGGATTCGACCGTATCAAGGCGTTCGCCCCATGCCGTCATATCGGTCTCCCACTGCTGCACTTTTTCGTTCCAGTTGTTAATCAGGTCGGTGAAATCCTTGTTATCCTTCTGGAACTTTTCAACCAGTCGGGACAGGTCAAGCACGGTTTTCTTCAGGTCAGCGAACTGCCCGTTATAGTCGGACGTTTTGACCCAATACTTAGTCTGTCCTTCCGGGTACGGGGGCAGCTGTGCACCCTTCGGCACATAGCACTTAGACGTGTAACAGTCGCCGTTGTGGGTCACAATGGTCAGCGGTTCATACTCGCGCTCGTCGTCCCACTCCACGGGGTCTGCGAAAATAGGGACGTACCGCGCACCGATATACATACTCGTGCCGCCCTTGAACGGGGGCGGGGGACACGGGTGCGGATGCGGGGGGCATCCGTGCGGGTGGCAGCAGTCACCGCCCGGCGCGTGGGGTGCACAGGAAATAGGGAAATCATTGCAGTTACAGTTTGCCATAATAGAATGCTCCTTTCTTAGTAGTAAACGACCAAATGCCCATAGCCCAGTTTATCGGGGTCAAGCAGGGTATCAAAATGCAGGAAGTCCCAGCTTGCGGGGATATAGGCGACAAAGTGCCCGTCGTCGTCAATGCCAAAGAACACAAACCGCACCATTTGATGGATGATATCGGTCATATTGGTATTGACCCATTCAATAAACGTGTCTTTGGTAAAGTCGCCTGCTTTCAGCTTTGCGAACAGCTGGCAAGTTGCATCTTTCAGCTGTGCCGTCAAGATATCCAGACCATCAAGGCGGGTATCCTGTCCGATGTCATGCAGCCGCAAAGTTTCCGTGTTGGTCAGGGCCTGCTTGAGTTGGTTCACCAGCCAATACAAATCGTACTGGTAGTGATCGCCGGGTGCAGCATACGGGGGCGATGTCTGGAAAATAAACGGGGTGCTGATATCGGTGTTCTTCGTTTCGTCAGCCATGAGCTACTCCTTTCATAAATATCCCCCGCTTGCGCGGGGTCGGTCAGTTAATATCCTCCGCTTGTGCGGGGTCGGTCAATTAGTGTTTGCCGTTCAGCTGCGCAAGCAGAGCGTCAGCCTTCAGTGCATTGGTGGTGAAAGAATTATTCTTCCACCATGCAATCAGGGCCGCAATGGTGGTAAACCCAGCCGTTACCAGCTGTTCAAGCGTTTCGGATTCGATGGGCAGCGGGCTTTTGCCGCACGCGCTCAAAATCTGGTTGACGATGGCAAGAACAAGGACAAGGGTGCGGGCAATGGTTCCTGCGGAAATGTGAAGGTCTTTCATGGTTTTTCTCCTTTCAGTTGGTTGATATGTTCCAAATCATCAATGCGATGATTTGCGACTTTGATTTGCTCCTCGATGACGGGGATTTTTTCAGCAAAGGAATTGTGCTTGCGGACTTCCCGGGTCAGCTCTTCAATCTTCACGTCGGTGACGGCCTGCGATTTGCCGTTAGCAATCAGGACACCCGCAAGGGTCACAATTCCAGATACAAGGGCGGCTATAATTGCGTCCACGGTATCGCCCCCTTAGTACACATCTAAGCAAAACTTTGCGCGATAGTCATTGGCGATTGCCATATACACGTCAAACAGAACGGTTTCTCGTTCTGCATCAATCATCTGTTGAGTGGTGGTAACGCCGATATTACCTTGTTTAATCCAGCCATGATTGTACATATCTGTGACCTTCTCTTTGCCCACCTCTTTGGCATCTTCGTGCCGGATATCGTGGGCCTGCGTTTTTGTGTCGGTCGTGCCTTTGGTCGTGCCGTCCGTCTGGCTTCCGGTGGTCTGGTCTTCGTGCCCGTGGGTCTCCGTGTCAGATGTGCCGGTGGTGTTGGTGGTCGAATTGGCGACGGTGGTAGACGTTCCGTCAAAATCGGTAGTTTCTTTATGCTCACCGTTTTCGGTGCTCTTAAAGGTTTCCTCTGCCACGGTGTGTGTTTGGTCGTCGGGCTGGTAGTCCGGCGCGTTTTCAGGGGAAATATCGCGGGTCACAGTCTGGTCAAGTTTCTTTGTGCTTTCCGTGGTCTTTTTGTCCGTGCCTGCCACGTCCGTTTTATTCATGGTCGTGGTGGTGCTGGTATCGTCTGTGATAGACTTTCCTTCGGTCTCAGTGTGCCCGGTTCCGGCAGTTTCGTCATGCAGTTCAGTGCTGCTGGTTTCGTGATAGTCTCCGGTCGTCACCTGTCCCACGGTCTGGCCGCTCTTGCCGCGATTGACTGCAGTTCTGTCCTGCGTGGTGTCGCGGTCGGTAGTACGGACGTCAGTGGTGCGCTCCTGCACGTCCGTGTTCCAGATGGGATTGTATTTCAGCTGTGTAGTGCTATAGAGCTTTTCCCAGATGGGCATACTCTCTTGCACCCAATATTTGATTGCATCCACCATCCAATACGGGTCAGGCCGGTACAGAGGTGCAAGCCCGTGCTCCCGCATGATGATGTGAATAGCAAGGTCTCTATCCATGCCAACGGGCACTTTGAAATCACGAAACAGACCTTCAGGGATATTGCACAGGAGCTTGCACGCGCAGTCAATCGCGTCACTGTTTTGGTTCGTGCTGTTCTGGTTCGTCATGCTCCCCCAGTACATTGGCATCTTCTGCACCCCCTTCTCTCAGCTCTGGCGGTTCGTTGATTTCGATACTGATAGTGGTTCCATACATATCATTGCACACTTTCACCGATTCGTCAAGAGAAATTTTCCAGACTTCCCGACGATTGTACGTCTCAGCGTCCGCGCTGGCGCTTTCATTCGTCACAAGCCGCTCTTTCTTATCGGGCTGCACCCGAATGCCCAGTTCTCTGTAAAAGTCCTGCAACGTCTTGTGTCTCAGGTCGTACAGGTCAGGCAGGATAAAGTTTTTCGACAAATCGCGGTCAAACTGCATGATTGGCAGCTGATACTGTGAATCGGTCTTGTTCATGACAGGCTTTTGCAGCTGTCCGTTTACGACAATGGCGGGTTTGCCGTTTTCCAGCTGTTCAAAAATCGTTTCAAGGGTGCGGCGGTCTTTGTCGTCTTTGGCGATGGCAGCATATGCAAAACGGCTGTTAACAACGGCCTGCCGGATTGCAACTTCCAACTGCTGCATTTCGACGGCATACTTTTCTATGATGTCCCAGACCCCGCGATAGTCGGGGGTCAGCTTGATAACGGCGCACTCCGTGCCAATTTCAAGCGGCCTGTCAAACTGGAAAAACGGGGTCTGCACCATCATGCCGCGCGGTTGGAACTGCAAACCGAAACCCGTAGGTGCTCCCGGCTGCACAACAAGGCCGTATGTTTTGGAGTTGAACACCACGGCATAGCCCATGCGTAACAACTGGTAAAGAAACGCGTCATAGTCCCAGCCGATTTGACCCGGGCCTGCTTCCGGCAGACCGTGAATCTTATAGAGGGCACGCATGCGCTGAAAGAACGACCGTTCCCAGTAGTTGAGGACGTCCGTGCTCAAAGACGGGGGACGAAAACCGCCGCATGCCTGCACGTCATAGATTCCCTGATAGCACTGATACATGGTATCACCTTTCCTTCCTTATTCAATAAACACACCGCCGTCCATGGCGGCGTTGATGTAAGCGGTTTCTGCGCTGGTCGCCATGGGTGCAGCGACGGAAAAACCGCGCGTCTGGCAGTATCCTGCAGCGGGGGTGTCAATCTTCATCACGGGATGCCCGTACATAGATTGAAAGTTTGTATCATCCGTGGGCGGGTAGTAAAGCAGGGTCAGGCACGCTTCCATGGACTGTAATGCAGTTGCGTTTCCGGTCATGCTGCCCGCACACTGTGCGACGGGTGGAATCATCTGCATGACCGCACCACCCAGTGACTGCATTGCAGCACCCATGTTCCTAGCTCCGGCAGACGGACTTTTAACCAGTTCTCCGTGAATGGGGCCGATATCGATAGGAAAGCTTGCTGCGCTGCTCAGTGCACCACCGCCCACCTGTAAGCCAATGCCGATTGCGCCAATAGTAGCTGCAGCCTGATTGCCGGTCAGGCTGATATTGCTTGCACCAATAGCGTACTGCGACGCGATATTAGCGCTGCCCACATATACCGTGTACGTGCCTGCATCGACCTTGACAGAGATATTGCCGTCAAGGAACGAACAGCACCATGTGACGGTAAGAGCGGCGACGTTGTTAACCTTATCGACAGGGATTGACACTGTTCCAATGAATGGCACATACAGCAGCATTTGGCAGTTCAACCGTTTCCAGTCCGACACCGGCCACGGAATCGGAATTGCGGTTTCTCGCTTGATTTGTGAATGCCCCATAACGCCACCAGAGACACCGGTGTCAAAGTCACCCAGAAAGACGTTTTGATTGCTCTGCGGAATAACACTGGCCTTAATAGGAATCCAGATGCAAGAACGAATGCAATCCACAGCCGCACCACCATACACAAAATTTTTTGCCAGATACTTGATAGCCTTATCGGTGGCGGTGTCCGCGCCGCTGTATGTCTCTGTCGTGCTGCCAACACGGGAAACAACACCGCCTTTTGAATCCAACATAGGCGGGTAAGTGTCCACGGTGTTTACCTGCGTCGTTTTGGTCTGCTGGTCAGAAATCATCTGCCCAAAATCGGCGGTGATATCCTGCTGAATGCTATCAATCAGACGAGAAAGCGCCGTTTTGTTCATGACATAGGTGGTAACACCAGAACTCTTACCAACTGCCGACAGGATAAACGCGCCCTGCGTGCTGTCGATGCATTCATCTGTTATATCGAGTGCGACACTTGCCACTTGCGGACGCTGTGCAACGTTTTGGCGGCTGTCCTGCACGCGGTAGCTGTCGCCGGATGCATCAAAGCTGTTGTGCCCGTATACGATGTACGCTTTAGTTTTCTTGATGTCGTCCGCAAAGGTCGCAAGTGCATCAATGGTGCAAGAAAACTTCCAATTGTTGGCATTCAAGGCGGTAATATCTTCAATCCAGTAATAAGCGTGGGTCTCCTCGATGTAACAGTAATTGTACTGCGGGGAAATGTTCAGACTGTTCAGCCGCACATAAAACACAGGTGCTTCCATGCTGCAGGCGCGTTTCATGTAAAACGGAAATTCGTCTGGCAGCTCAGATAACGCAATGCGTTTTGTGCTGTTAAGGCGTTTCGAGACCTTGCCCAAATGTGCATGATATCCGTGTTCAATACCTTCGTTATGGTCTGCCATAAAATACCTCACTTTCCTATAAAATAAAACAGGGGGCGGGGTTAGCCGCCCCCTGTACATTCAGTTTGCCGGGGTTATAATAGAACCTTTTTACGGTTCGTCGGACATGAACATCAGAATTGCGTTCTGCGTCGGGTTCTGCGTATAGTTCATCTTCCAGTGGTGTTCAGTGTTGTAGTACTCGCCGGAAATGTTGAAAGGCGTGGTGTACACGCTATCCTGATAGTAGGTAGTCGCCATGGCCTTGCGGTCATACAGCAGACCCACGACATAGGACAGGGCGACCGCTCCGCCCGTCACCTGTTTGCCGGTGTTCACGTCGAACTGCGACGGGATGCAGGAGATAGCGGGTTTGTCGTTGATGTTCTGCCAGAAATCAACACCTTCGTAGTTGCCGAAACTCAGATAGCCCGGGCCAAAGATGGCAGGATAGACCCAGCTCCGCGCGTCGTTGATAAGGGGCTGATAAAGCAGCAGCTTCTGCTCGCTCTTCGGGGTGTGCCGCAACAGATGCAGGGTGTTGCCGCTGTCGTCGGTACACACGGGGGTCTGGTGGTACAGCGTGCTGCTGTTCTCCATCAGGCTGCTGGTAGTTTCCAGCCACGACACGAAAAAGGAAAGAAACTCCTGCAGATGGGCGGTCAGCAGTTCATGCGTGGTGTAGGTCGTACCACGGGCCGTGTTGAATGCTTTGGTCAGATTCACGTGGCATTCGTCGCGGTCAGAATTGTACAGCGCGCCCATGAAATTGATGACCTGTGCACGGTTCTCTGCAGTTTTCCATCGTGCAATATCGTTTGCGATTTCAGTAGTCAGGGCGGCAAGGAACGCGCTGAACTCGCTCTCATTGGTGAAAGCGGTCTTGAGCTGGTTTCTGAAAGTGGTGTACCTCTGGTTCAGCACCTTCTGCCCGCCGTAAAAAATTTCAAGCGGATAGCGCTTCTTGATTTTGTACATGTCCACGCTGTTGCCGTCCACCAGAATGTCGTTATTCTGCGCGGTGTTGATGAATTTGGATTCATCGAAATCACCAGAGAAGAAAGCGATTTCACGGACGAACAAGCCCCACTCCTGCCGGTCGGTCTCGATGCTGGTAAACCGGCCCGCATAGGAACGACTGGAAATGACCGTGCGCGCAATCATGTTAGAAAGCGCCTGCAAGGTTCCTTCCATGCTCTGGTCAAGACACATCTGGCCAACCTGAATGAAACTTGCGGTGTTGATGGCCTGAATGGTGGCGGCCTGTCCGGTGACTTCCTTCACCAAGGCATTTGCAATGGTGTAAATATCGGTCGGACGGAACACGCTCATATTCTTAAGCTCAGGCATGTTAGTGCGGGATTTTGCCATTGTTTGCTCCTTTCTGCCGTTACTTTACGGCGTTAAAATCGGGGCTTGCAGGCGCTTCGGCAGGCTGCACCAGCCCTAAAATGATATCTTCCACACTGGTAACGGGGACGGGATTGCCCACCGTGCCAGCGGTCGGAACGCTTTTCGCGTTGATGGCTGCGGTCAGGTCTGCAAGCTGCTGTGCCATTGCCGCCATCGGGTCAGGGGTAACGGGCTGCTGTGCTGCAGGAGCAGGGGCCGCGCTCTGTGCCGGGGCCGTGATGGGCTGGCCCTGCTGCGCACGTTCCAAAGAAAGCATCTGCTGCACCTGCTGTGCCGTGAATCCCATCTTACCCAGTGCCAAAATATCGTTGATAGTCATGTGAATCATCCTTTCCACCGGCTGGAGCCGGTTCTAACATCGACGTGTGTAAAAGTCTTGTAAATACCGATACCGCCGCTATTTCCTAAGAAAATCTCAGCAATCGCGGCGACTTCGGCGGGGGTCTTTGTTCGGACAGGCCGGTGCATTTTGTCATAATGACCTACCCAGATATCTGCAGCCAGCCCATAAAGATGCTTGCTGCGGGGTGCGCTGCCTTTCTGCCGCCGGTTCCAGCTTGCAGTGCGGAACCCGCTGTTAATGTGTACAGCGTCGCCGCACACCTTGCGAATGTTTTCCAACAGTTCCACAAGACGGGACTCAACTGCAACAAAGTCCTGCCCATCCTTGCACTGAAACTCTGAAAGTTTAAAATGCTCAGACAATCGGGCATTGCCGTCCACACTCATAAAATACACGTTTACCATGGATTCACCCCCTTTCTTGTTTCTGAAAGCAGAACAGGAGCAGAAAGCCCCAGCTGCATAGAGGATGCGGTGTTCTGCTCTCAGAAACGCGGGGGCATGGAAAAGGAAAAGCCAGCCGCGCACCCTTCCGGGGTGTTCCTTTTGTGCGGCTCCCCCGCTCCTTAATCATACACCCTTTAGTCCTTGATGTCAAGATAATTTCGGGTCTTGAGCAGAGCGGGGACAGACGAAAAATCAACTTGTCCTAAACAAATCATAGGGCGCAATTCAGGGTGTACGGCCTGCAGCTGCGTTGCTGCCTGCGGGCTGCTCCCATAGTGCTCCCTGCCGCTGTGGGGACTTTCACAGATGTAATAGTGCAATTCGTCCATCTGGTACGCATACAGCCCAGCGAATGCGAACAAAGGGGACATTCCTTTTAAGCTGCGGGGACGCACGTTCTCAAGATTGTTGTACACGAACTCATTCTGCATTGCCATCCGGTAGAAGTCGCCTTTTCCCGCAAGATGTTTCATCAAGGCCGTTTGCTTGCGGCGGTCGCTGATACGGTCGCTATGCGGCATCGCAATAAACACTCCCGTATCGGTCATGCACCATTCGTGCCCGCTCCTTGACATTTTCGCCACAAGGTCGGTACATCCCAGCTGTTCAAGAATCGGGCTAGAAATGTCGAACGCATTCGCTAAAAGCCACATGCGCAAGGGCGGCTTTCCTTCCAATTCTCTGTTGCCGCACACAGTAACATAGGCGTTTAAAAGCGCTTCTCCTTCGGCCTTGCGTTTTGCAATAATTCTTTCAGGGATAAATTCATCAAAAACAAGGTCTGAAAACACACTGCCGTTAAATCCGCGGATGCCCGCGATTGACGGCAACGCCATACCAACAGCACGTTTGTTGCCGATGTGCCATTTCTTGCGCCCGTCTTTGTCCTCTTCATCCGTGTATTCAATATCACCGATTGAATAGGAAATTTTACCAGCTTTCAGAATGCCGATATCGTAGCCCACGGACTGCAAAGCATTGAATGGGTTCAAATCCGGGTCAGCGGCGACGGCCTGCAGCTCGTTCACGGTGCGGCGCATGTACAAAAAATACTTGTTTTCATCAAGCATGTATTTAAGCGTTCCGAACGTTTTACCAACTTGACGTTTGCCGATAATGATATTGCACCAGCAACCCAAAGCGGCGACAGCCGGGATATTCACCCAACCGTCGCCGGTGTACAGGTCAAGCGCAATATCTTTCTTGCGCTTGCTCATGTTTTATACCTCAAGCTCTTCCTCGTTCGTGGTGTATGCTTCGCGCACGGCGTTTTCCACAGCTTGCGCGGCATCTTCGGCAAAGTAGACACGGAAATTGTCGTAGTATTTGCCGTTCTTGCCCTTGTTGGCGCTGGCGGTGATGAACGTACTCTTCTCCCCCTCAACCAGCCGCATGCCGTAGAGGTCGATACCGTACAGCCTAAGAGTGAAAGTAAGACAGTTGTCTGCAACCTGTCGCACGTTACGCACAACGGCATGCAGATTGTGCAGCATTTCCACGGTGACGCGGGGGCCGTCTGCAACTTTCTTAATGGTGGACGCGTTTTCCTTTTTTGCGAATGACATAGTATTTTTCTCCTTTTGTTGTCTGTCAGTGTGAGTTGTTCCACGTGGAACAACTTACTTTGTTGTGTTTGCTGCGATGGTGCGCAACAGGTCTATCATGGTGTCCTGCTTCTGTTCGATGGTCTGCAGATGGGAAATTGCGTCGGTCTGGTTTGTCTTAACCTCCGTCATTTCATCCACAAAGTTCTCGAAAAAATCAATCAGCTTTTCGAGAATCTCTTTCAACTTGTTATTGATGTCCTGCATAAATTCACCCCCTTAGAACATCCAGCGAATAAGGAACTGCAGCCCTGCAGGGGTCGCACGTTCCGGATAAAGCGCTGTGGGCGCTTCCGGAAAGATATCCGCAATGTGGTGATTGTATGCCTGCAAGTAGACATACAGGTCAGCAAGAGACCTTTCACCAAACGCATGCGGGTCATACGTGGGGGCAAATGGGAAAGCCTGCCGGGCTGCTTCCACCAGCGCGGGACGGGGCAGCGGCTGCTGCGCTGCCAAGTTCTGCACCGCGTTCGTCAATTGCCCTTCAGGGTCGAACACCAGCCCGATAACGTTCCCTGCAACATCTTCCCATATCTCAACCTTCGTGATACTTGCCATTTTACACCACCCCGTCCATGTCGTTCAGATTCAACAGGTTCCGGATGTCCACCACGTCCGCGCTCTGAACGTTCGCACTGAACTTCGTGCGCTCGAAATCGTACAGCTTAAACGGCTGCTCCGGGTACGCGGCTTTCAGACGTTCCAGCATATGCGCACGGTTCTGTGCATCGACAACACAGATGGTTTTGATACCGTCCTCAAACTTGCAAATAGCGGTCATGTAATAGCCTGTCAGTTTCATAATGTTTTCCTTTCTGTCTATTATAATGAACCCCGCTTGCGCGGGGGTATCGGCTTTTTTAACAGCATGCTTCAAGCTGTTCAACTGCTTCTTCCATAACCCGGTCGATGCTCTCACCGTCTGCATAGTAATAATCAGTATGCATACCTACCCGGGTACAAATTTCACAACACAGCGCTTCATCATATTCAGTGCTTGCGTTGTAGGCGTTCAGAAGTTCTTTGTTAGTCAAATCGTAATACTTCATGGTATTGTCCTTTCTGTCTGTATTGGTGTGTTCCCTTCTGTGATTATATAATACCACTTTCTCCGCTTCGATGTGTTAACAAACTATGAACAATTTGTGAAACTATCAAATAGATACCTCACATTCCATAAGTAAAGAGCGTTCATCAGATACCCGGTATTCGCGGTCAGTCATGACGACCCACGACGCGGAAACGGTAGGCTTTGCAAAGTCCGTTCGGGTGCGGATAGGTTCGTCATGGTATGCCAGACACTGCCCGCCCGCGGGTGAAATCAACAAACCATCGCGCAAGTTATCAATGCTGCCGTCAAGAGCCTTAACACCGGCTTTTTTGTTTACTCCTGCTATGGTGCTTTCAATCGTTCCGTCTGCATCGACACAAGCATAGCACTTTGCATGCAAAAATCTGAATGCCTGCATACCATACCGGTCTTGCGGGTGTTCGTCCTCTGCAACGCCAATATAGACTTTGCTGCCGTCTTTCTTTTCTACCACGCAATCACGCTGCACGCACTGCGCACGAATAACGGCGTTATAGTCGTCAATGGCGGGCTGTTTTTCGCCCTCAAATTTGCAGGAATCAGTATCCCAGTAAATAACACGTTCCCAGCCTACACGTTTCAACATATCCCACAGCTTGAGACGGGACATTGATGCAGTCCACAGACCCCACAAGAAAGGAAATTTCTTTTCTTGTGATTTCTGAATTTCGGCATCGTCTTTGCTCTGCAAGTTCATTATCCAACTTTTGTGCGTGCATTCCAGCGTGTCGGGGTCGCATCCGTATTCATCACGCACAGTTTTTTGTGCACACGCGCCAAAAATAGTATTAACGCAAATTTTTGCAAAAGCATAGTCCGGGCTTCCCTTCTCTGATTCTTTCACGCGAAACTTCTCGTAAATCGTCCTGCGGAAAGAATCGGGCAGATAATCCAGACGAAACGCCACGCTTTCAACTGCAACTATTTTATCATAAATGTATCCGTCAACAAACCGTTGGTAGTCGTTGGAATCGCAATACCAAAACAAAGCATCCGCACCCAGCACACGACCATTGTCCAGTTCATCAAGGCCCGACACGTCAGGGCATTTGCTAAAAGATATACAGGGGTCAGGGCATTCAGGCTTACACCGGGGATTGATGATGCAAAGTTTAGCAATCCAGCCATACCCGGCCTTGATGAATTTTTTCAAACCCTCTTCCGGCAAGTCTGCAGGCAACGTTACCGGTGCACCGGCTGGAAATTTCCAAAGCAGCTGCTGCGACGGGTGCGCACTCTTAAAATCGTAAGAGTTGCAATTGATGTAAGTACGACCGGCCCGCCAACGCGTGCCGTGTGTATCGCCGCCTGCCATGCAGTGATATGCAAGCGCCATCTGCTCACGGTCAAGCTGCAGCGCCTTAATTGCCGCCATGCATCGCCGGTCTGGCATGATTTCCTTGCGCACTGCTTCAATGACCATGCCGGTATTGGTGTATGGGATTGTCGCCTGATTGTACCCGTGTTCTGCTTTCAATCGCTCAATTGCTTCGTACAAACCCAACACATCATTGACACAATACGCAAACTCCGTATCTGTCAAAAATGTATCAGGAGTGCGATAAACAGTATAATCAAGGTCGCCCGCAAGTTTTGCGTGTGTACACCCTTCCGTCGCTCTGGCAAGACTCTTTTGAAACAGCTTGAAACTATCCCTAAATTCTATACCATTATCAAACCGCAAATAAAGGGGCTTGCGGCTTTTCGTGTACAAGCTATCAGCCAGCCCCCAACGCGCCGTTAACAACTGCATAATGTATTGATGCTCATAGCCTAAGTTGTGCACATACAACACAAGCCGGTTCTTTTCATTGATACCCCATTTATCTACCAAAGTCTCAAGCATTTCCGCCCAGTCCTCAAAGTAACGGGGAACTATAACCTCACCGCCAATACAGGTTTGCCAGCTGTATGCAAACCCGTCGGTATCGGTGTTTGTGGTCTCAATATCAAACGTCGCTGTAACGTCCAGATAGCTTGACATGTATTTACGGCCTTTGGTGCGCTTGACTTTTCGCGGACAGGCAAGGCGCGGCAAATATTCATCTGGACATTCACTCACAAAAACGCCTTGCGATTTCCTCATTACGTAATTCTCCTAACATAATCAAGCAACGCTTGACCTTTTGTCGTTTGGTCGTCCCTGTCTGCTGTTATGATATCTTCCAACACATCCGACTTGTTTCCGGTGATAGCATCATAAATTTTATCACTATCGAAAAGTTTTTCGGCGGCTTTGGTAAAAAACTTCTGCACCGCCATGTCCCATTGCTCTTGTGTGCCCTTGAAACCCCGCTGCACGGCTGTTTGATAGCGTGCATCTTTGATTGCGCGTACACCAGTAACAGTACTACTTTTCATCGTCATAAATTCACGTAACTGCAAATACTGATGCTTGAGCGTCGAACGGTCAGCGGTTTCTTTGGGCCGTTCATTGAAACGCGGCTTGATTTTCCCCGGCATCTGGCTTTGTGCGTACTTGTACGCGCCTGTTTTCGCCGTGTTAATAACGTCGCTCTTTTCGAGAGCACGCAACCGCTGATTTGCTGCTTTTGCGGCCTTGCGAATGACCTTTACAAGCTCTGCCTTTGTAAGCTGGTTCGGGTCGGTAGCATCAGGGCTGTAATAGGCCCATGTTTGCGGCGCGTACTTTGGTAAATGCTTAGCACTTCGTGCCATTATTTATACACCTCAATTCTAAAGCCGTCTCGCGTCTCTGTCAACACGCACTCAGCGGCCCCCGCCGTGCATGTGCGGATGCAATCATAAAATTTACGAATCTCGCGGGGGTCTACATACAAGCAGCTTGACGCACACCATGCATCTTTATCGCTCTGGTACACGTAAATGTGACATACTTTAAATGCCGCCTTGTTTCTTGTGGTCATATTTGTTATATCTCCCTTCTCGATGCTGCCAATGTCGCAAGGCATTGCGATACTCAACAAAACCTTTGTCCGACGCATACGCTGTCAAGATATCGTGCTTTTCATCGTATCGGGCCGAACGGATTTTGATATTCTGCCCGATATCGCCTAAACGACTAAAATAGTCGTTCATGACTTCACCCCCGCCCCACAACACGCGGCAGCGGGTCAGGTGGTCGGACGTTCCTAAAGTAAACTTGTAATATTCTCGTAATGTCATACAATTTTCACCTCTTCTGTGTCTCCGGTCTTGATATTGCGGCGCATGTACCCAACACGCCAGCCAAAGCCGTTATATGATTTCAGAAACATCCAGTATTCATAGCGTCCGTATATTACATGATTTTCTTCGTTCAGAAAACGGATGTATTCAACTGGCAGTTTAATTATTTTCATCTTGTACACGCTCCTTTCTATACTTATTATAGCACAAGTGACATGCACATATATTAACAAATCATGAACAATTTTGCATCACTACTTTACTGTAGTGAAGCACCGGGGCCGATTTGGCACGTTCGGCATTGTGCACAAAATTCACGGCGATTTTGGGGGAAATTTCGGCGCGCTTTAACACTTTAAAGCGGTAAAGATTCTGTCTCTTATACACATCT